GCTTCAACCTGACATCCTAACGGATGCAGGTTAAGCAAATGTTATACCACTGTCTTGACTATCACCAGCCATATTGGTACAATTAAGGCAGGAAGTGAGGCCGCAAGCAGGCGGCACGAAAAAGCAGTGCGGGTACTCAAGGGCACCCGAAAGGGTGCTACAAGTCCTCGGAAGACCGCCACCGGGTCGCGCCGGACACTTCCTTTCGACCGTTTCGCCGCCTTGACGGTTATCAAGACGGATTAGCGCAGACGGGAGCGCCGAGACGCTGGAAGGCGTCATGCAGAGTGGGCGGACAGGGGAGCCGCGCCGAGTCGGGGGTGTGCGTGAATAGCGAGTTAGTGGTGCCACCGTGGGCCGCTCGCCGAAACACGGGTACGACCAATGCCGAAAGGTAGTGAGCGCACGGTGCAGGGTTCAAAGCCCTGCCTCTGCAAGAGAGAGGTGCTGATGTACGTCGACTTCTGTTCTCTAAAGCGCAGATACACAAGCCCGATGGCGGCCAAACGCGCCCGCCGTGCCGCCTGCCGGAACCACTCCGACGCCGAGGACACACACGTTTACTTCTGCCATAAATGCCGAGCCTACCATATTGGGCATAAATAGCTCCATGGGAACTAGGGCCAAGAAGAAGATAACTACCAAAAAGGTGCAAGAGGCCGTAAACGCAGCCATTCGCCGCCGAGATGGGACGTGCATGGTACGCGACGGAAGGCACCCGTGCAACGGCATTCTCACGGCGAGCCACTTCTACGCTGTTGGTGGGAATGGGTCAGTTCGGTACTACCCCGAGAACATCCATACCCAGTGCCTGGGCCACCACGGAATCCACGAGCGGAACCAAGACCCCGTATTCTATCACGCCTGGATGCTAGCCAATCACCCCGACGAACTCGAGTTCATCGAACGCGCCAGGGGGCGTGTCTTGAAGTACGACCAGGAAACGCTACATACGATCAAAGACCTCGCCGACGCTGACCGCCTTGACGAACTCGCGGCATATATTCGCGGGAAACTAGACCTGGAAGCATAGAAAACGTCAGCAAAATAGTGTATAATACTGACAAACGGGGGCAGGCGTGAAAGACTTCAAAAAGACAATTCTTGGGAAAGAGTACACGATTTGCTATGTTTCCAGCGCAGAACTCGGCGGGAATATGGGCGACTGTTGCCAGACAAAAGCCACTATCCGCATTTCAAAGGACATTTCCAAGGAACAGCAGGACGACACGCTTATTCACGAGGTTCTGCACATCATCGACCACGAGCTTATTCTCAATCTCCCCGAGGAGACGGTAGGACGCCTCGCGGTCGCCCTCTACTCGCTTGGAGTAAGGCTAGGGTAACATGGGCAGCCGCAAAAACTGGGAGTGCTTCGCAGCAGAATACCTCAAGGACTTCAACGCTACCCAGGCGGCGATACGGTGTGGTTATTCCGAGAAATCCGCGTATTCCCAGGGACAGCGGCTGTTGAAGAAAGACGAAGTAAAGGCGTATATAGCCAGCCATCAAGACGCCGTGATGATGGACAAGGACAAGATCATTCGTGATAACATCGAGTTCCTGGTTGACGTCCGAAGGAACGCAGAGGCGCGTACTGGCGACCGGCTCAAGGCTACCGAGCTGCTAGGCAAATACGCGGCCATGTTTACCGAGAAGGTAGAACACTCGGGGCTAACGATACAAATCACCCAAAAGCCGGTTGACGGAGAAGTAAAAGACCTTGGAACAGTTAAGCGTCGAGACGACGACTAACCGCGCTCACGCCTTATTCTTGAACCAAGACGCCGACTATTACTATTCCATAGGCGGGCGGTACTCGGCAAAAACATACGAGATAATCCAGAGGAACGTGCTGGACGCCTTGGCGAATCCGGGGCTAAAGGTCGCCGCCGGGCGCAAGGTGTACGCCTCGATCAAGGATACTCTCTACGCAGACTTCTTGAAGGTGTGCCGGAATCTGGGGCTAGATTCAAGGGTTTACGCCAGCACAGTTTCGCCAATGCGTTTGTCCTTCTACAACGGAAGTGAGGTTATTTTCAAGGGAGCTGACGACCCGGAAAAGACCAAGGGCCTTTCGGGCGTTCATCGGCTGATCCTGGACGAGCTAAACGAGTATACGCTCGAGGACTTCGAGAGCTATGAAATGTCGATCCGTGGAGACGGGTACAAGACTAAGATTTATATGGCGCATAACCCGGTACCGACAATCCCTGGCGCTCGGCACTGGTTCCAAGAGCTTTTCGATCCAGGGGTGCTTGTAGCTGGCGAGCCTGTTACCTGGACGGACACGAGTCTAGGGCGCGTCGCAGCGCTCAAGACGACGTACCGGCAGAACGCCTACTGTCCCGAGAAGGTCAAGACCAGGCTCGAGGGGTATCGGGAAACAAACCCGAATCTCTATAAGCTCTGGACGCTCGGGGAATACGCCGAGATGAAGGGCGTTATCTTGAAGGGCTGGGACGTTGTGCCGGAAGCCCCGGATGGAGTCCAGCTGATCGGGTATGGCCTGGATTTCGGCTTTTCGTCCGATCCGGCGGCTTGTGTCAAAGTATGGGGAAATAAGGACGAGATATGGGTCAAGTGTATCTGCTACTCGACCGACCTAGTGAACCGAGAACTATACGAAAAGCTGGCCGGGCATGGCGTTCTAGCTACCGACAAGGTGATCGCCGATAGCGCCGAGCCAAAGAGCATCGAGGACTTATACCGTCTAGGGCTTCGGGGTATACGGGGCGTCAAAAAGCGGGCGAACTACAAGGCAGAGATGGCGAATATACTACAGGGTATGAGAATACACGTTGTCGCCGGATCGACTGACCTGCAGCGCGAGCTATCTACCTGGTCGTGGGATGAGGATAAAACGGGCAAGCTATTGCCGAGGCCAAAGGATGGGAATGATCACGCGATAGACGCGCTCATCATGCTTCTGCACGACTGGCGTGGTAGTAACGTCGCAATGGCCCCGACTGTGGCGCTTCGCCTATAAGTGTGGTATAATACCGCAAAGGATGGGACTAATGGACAAGGAAACGCTCAAAGAGATATACGCCGCGCAGTCTTCAACCGTATCGCAGTATATGACAGACCAAGCATACGTTCGCGGCAAAAACCCAACGATTGCGAGAAACGCTACCGGGGATGATCCAGATAACCGCCTGGCGATCCCACTTGCCAAGGTCGCCGTTGACAACATGGTCGGATATATGTTGCCGCCTGGCGATCCCGACATCTACTACCAGCTCGTCGACGCTGGCGAGGATTGGGACAAGAAAGATGACGAATATAATCGCATTATCAAGGAATGGCGCGAGTTCAACGATGACGGATTACACGTCGCCGAGATGGTAGCCGAGGCGCTTTCCCATGGAACCGCGTATGAGGTCTACTGGACGAGCGCGGGCGATACTACCGAATATCCGATAAAACCCGAATGGGTAATGGTTCCTGCCTCGCAAATCTATATAAAGTGGTCTAACCAGCTCAAGCCGGTTAAGGAATACGCGGTGCGATTCTACCGCGACGGTGAGAACCAACACGCCGTCGTCTATTATCCGGGTGCCGCCGAGGGATGGGTCAAGGAGAAGGACGTCGACTGGAAGCCATTCCCCGACGACGATATGGCCTACCCATTTGGCATCGTCCCCGTCCTTGAGGCGAAGATCAACAAAGACGGCCTGTGTCTTTTCGAGGCCGAGAAGCAGATAATGGACCAACTCGACAAGGTGATGAGCAAATCACTCAACGAGGTTGATCGGTTTAATGCAATGATCGCGCTTTTCCCGTTCGTCGTGACACCAGAGCTTGCCGCGCAGCTCAAGTCTATGGGGTACTTCCAGGGCCTCGAACAGTACGACGCCGACAAGTGGCCGCGCTACATGGAGAAGAATCTTGGCGGTGCGGTAGAGTTCTACAAGTGGATGGCCGAGAACCTAGAGCGCCTGTTCCACAAGACGAGCCGGATTATCGACTTTACAGATCCCACGTTCGGCGGCGGGGATGAGTCAGGGGTAGCGAAGGCAATGAAGCTCCTCTGCATGGAGATGGTCGCGGCTAAGGCTGAAATCTACCTTCGCCGCTGGCTGACCGAACGCAAGGAAATGTACGATGCCTGTATAGATGCCGGTACGAGCGATCTTGATACGTCCATCTACAAGGCCGAAATCAAATGGCGGCGTAACGTCCCCGTATCAGCGAAGGAACAGCTTGAGATAGCGTCTCTCATGATGGGGCTTGGCATGACCAAGGAAGCGATACTCAAGATACTTCCCAAGGCCATTCTCGAGGACTGGGAGCGTGAGTTGGAGGAGCAGGAGAAGGAGACGGCCTCCCTTCCTGGACAAGCTGCACTCCCGGGAGCAGAGACAAGCGCTCAAGAGATAGACCAGGCAACAAAGGCCGCAATGCTTTCTGGTATACAAATAGAGGCGGCGAATAAGATCATAACCCAAATATACGATGGGCAACTAACTAGAGAAGCGGGCGTCCGTCAGCTTGTTATATTCCTTGGGTTGACAGAGGAGCAGGCTAGCGCTGTTATTGGGAATGCGAAGAAAGCGGCAGAATGACGTACAAAGAGTTTTCTAGCATCGGCTATCTCCTAACCGAGCAAGAGCGCAACGCCATTGCCATGGAGATAGTCGATCAATACCGTCTCGCCCTGGTCCAGATCAATGACAAGATCGGGGCAATGATCGCCAAGGCTCGGGATTCCGGAATCGCGCCGAAAGACCAGTATAATTGGGCGATCCAGTACAACCGCCTCGATAACCTCCGTGCGCAGATAGTCGACGCATACAAGGCGGCGGGCGGGAAAATAACCAGGCTCCAGATTGAGGCGTTTGAACTATCTTTCGCTAACCAGTATTACCGGACGGCCTACCAGATAGATTGGGCAGACCCTATCACGTTCTCGCCGCTTGACCCAAACCTCGTCAGATACGCCATGACCGGGGAGATTGAAGCATGGAAGGCGATTAAGGCGAGCATCGGGGCGGCTGATAATTACACCCCGGTTGCCGGAACGCTCAAGAGCCTTATAGCCGCGAACGAGACGAAGGCGCTCAAGGATATATGGTCCCAGGTAAACGCGGGGTTAATAAACGGCGAGGGTATAACCAAGATAGCCAAGCGCATCGAGACGGTTATCGGCACTGTTCAAAACGGTCGAGTTTCAGGCGAGATGTACAAAGCCCTGCGGATTGCACATACCGAGGGACACCGGGCACAGAACATGGCCGAGCTTGCCAAGGGCTACGAGGCAGAGGCGGCGGGCGTCAAGATGATGAAAATGTGGGACGCGACGCTTGACAATGCAGTCCGGCCGGAACACGCCGCGCTCGACGGTGTGCGTGTGCCTCTTGACGGCACATGGAATATGTCGGGATACCAGGCATCGTTCCCGGGCGATCCGTCGCTACCGGCGAGCCTTTCGGTCAACTGCCGGTGCCAGTCTATACCAGTTACCGAGACATACGAGCCAAAGGCAAGGGTTGGGCGCGACCCGACTACCGGGCAAAATCGGGTATTTGACTACAAAACTTTCCCGCAATGGGCAGAAGAAAATGGACTAAAGAAAAACAAATATGGTAAGATGTACGCATAGCAGGAGGTGGCTATGACTAATTCCGAGGTTTTTGAGGTTTGCGACGGGCTAGAGAACGCCTTTCGCTTGGCTCTAAACGTCGTGCCTTCGCAAAGCGTCAAGATCGGGGTAACCGACGACGAGGCGATAGAGATTGGCGCTAAGATCATTAAGACGGCCCAGGCGAAGATTATGACGCTCGAATGTGTGCTTGCGGCCATTAAGCTAGAGGAAGATGAAGGAGTTCGCAACAGGATCAAGGAGAACACGCTTCGGCTGCTTGATGCTATGGAAGTTGCAGAAAAGCAAAGAAAAAGTTGACAACGGCGGCTATACGTTGTATAATACGGGCAAATCTGAATGGGTAACTGTTTGGATTCCCGCCGCACGTTTTTACACACTGACCGGGGCACTGGTCGGAGGACAATCTCATGGACATTTTCACTGAACTCGTTTCGTGGGCTAAGGCCAACGCGAAAGATGGGGCTAATGTAGCCGTATTCGAGGAACTCGTGTCGAAGGCCGCACCGCCTGACGATTCTACCAAGGCGTATGAGTATATGCGAGCGATCCCATCGCTCCGCTCCGCGCTTGACGCCGCACTCAACAAGGAATACGACCGAGCCATCAAGAAGTACGAGGATGAGCGACTTCCCGAGAAAGAGAAGGTCATGCGCGAAGCTATCCGCAAGGAGCTGAACCCCGACGAGTCGCCCGAGCAGAAACAGATCCGCGAGCTTCGGGAAAAGCTCGAGGCAAAGGAAAGGGCCGAGACTATCGCCAATCGCCAGAACGCGCTCCGGGCGAAGGCCAAGGAGTTTGGCGTTGACCCCGAGATCGCCGCCGATTATGCGCAGTATGGGGACGATGCCGAGAATGTCCTGAAACGCCATGCAGAGTGGCACAAGAAAGAGCTAGACGCGCTCAAGGCCGAGACGGCCAAGAAGGCGTTCGGCAATAGGACACCGACTGACGGCAGTTCGTTGAACGCAAAGCCGCAAGCGGAGATAGATGCAATGAATCCAAAGGACAAGGCCGCGTTCTTCGCTGCCGGTGGAGTTCCTTTGGTAGAGTGAGGTATGAATGGGTAACACGCTGACCGCATTACAGCCTACGCTTTTTAGCGTGGCACAAGAAGTTTCCAACGAGCCCTTTGGGATTATCGCTGGTATCAATACCAATTTCGACGACAAGGGCGTGGCAATCGGCGACAAGGTGACCGTGCCCGTCGCCCCTGTTCGTGCGGCCGGGACGTATGCCCCGACCATGAACCTTAACAACGGTTCTGCCGGTGCCGACGCTATCGCTGGTTCCGTTGACGTCGTGATAACCGCGAATCGCTATACCTCCTGGCACCTCACCGGCGAGCAGGAGAAGAGCCTCCAGAATGGCGGGAATGACCAGGAATGGTTCCGCCAGATCGTCGCCCAGGGTATGCGTACTCTCCGCAATGAGGCCGACGCCGCCGCGTACGCCGCTATCAAGGTTGGCGCTTCCAAGGCGCTTGGCACCGCTGGCGTTACCCCGTTCGCGACCGGCATCGATGAGCTGGCCGACATGAACAACCTGCTTTACACCCAGGGCGCTCCGATGGTCGATGCCCAGTTCGTCATGAGTCCCGCCGCGCGCGCGAAGTTCATGAAAACCGGCGTCTATCAGCTTGCTTACGCGAACGGCTCCGAGGCTGATCGCAAGGCCGGTATCCTGACCAGGGAGTTCGGCTTCTCGCTCCGGGCGTCCGCTGGTATCACCGCGCACACCTCCGGGGCCGCTGCGAACTATGCCACCAACGGCGGAGAAAGCGCCGGGGCTACCTCGATCACCGTCGGGACTGGCACCGACCCGATTCTCGCGGGGGATGTGTTCAGCCTCGCGGATCGTCCTGGTGAGCAGTACGTCGTTTCTACCGCCCTCACCGGCGCTGGCGAGCTTCTCATCAACCGCCCCGGCCTTTACGGAGCGACCGCGAACGCGAAGGCTGTTACCTTTACCGGCAACTATACCCCGTGTCTCGCCTTCGAGCGCTCGGCGGTAGTCGGCGTATTCCGGACCCCGTACATCCCCGCTAACGCGAATATCGAGCAGGTTCTCGTGTCCGACCAGTACGGCATGACCTACCTTCTCTGCCGCGTGATTGGTGATGGCGTGGTTACCTGGCGCTTGCATATCGCTTATGGTATCAAGGTCGTCCAGCCCGAGCACGTCGCCCTGTATCTCGGCTAACAATCGGGCGGGGTGTAAAAACCCCGCCCTTCTTTAAGAGAGGTAACCATGTTGACTAATACCGAGGCTAAACGCCTTGACAATTCCAATCCCGAGTTTGAGCGCGTCTCCGCATTCGAGGATATTTCAGCAGAGGTAAACGCGGCCCCGGCAATTTTCTCCTACACCATCAAAACTAATGCGACCAGCGGGCTTACTGCGCTTACGGCACCTTTTGCACTTGTTGTTCGCGATATCCAGTTCCTTACCACGGTTGGCGAGACGAACAACACGATTCAGGTTCTTAACGGTTCAACCCAGGTATGCACGGCTCTTGTCGCGACCACTGCAAAAGCAATCACGCGCATGGTGGCCGGGGTCGAGATTGACAAGCTCACGCTTGACGCTGGCGACACTCTTTCCGTTAAGGCTGCTGGCGGTTCCAATGGCGACGACCAGCGCGGCGTGATTACGTTCTACTGCGAGAAGGTGTAGTCATGTACGGCGCGTTTACGCAGACTGACCAAACGAACGTCATCGCCGAGCAGGGGAAGATGTTCAACTTTGAGACCTCCTCGGATAACGTATACATCATCGCACCGCTCAAGATACTTTTCAAAACCGGGGCGAAGAAAGTAAAGTATCGTACGGACGTCTCGACGCTTGGGTCAACGGTGAAGATTGAGCTGTACTCCGCTCCCACGACGTCGGCAAATGGCGTCGAGATCGTGCCTGTCAACTACAATCCGACCGTTAGCGCTCCGGGCCCTGCCATGAAGATGTATCTCGGGCCGTCCGTTTCTAATAAAGGGACGCTTACCTATACGCGGTACTTCCTTGGCTGGAGCCAGGGCGCTACGAGCGTTGGTATCTCGAAGTCCGGGGCTATTTGGCGCTGGCTTCCCGCGAATAGCACGTTCCTGGCGATCCTCACCCCCGCTGCGGACAATACGCAAGTTACTTACGGCGGGGACTTCACGGAGGAATGATGACCACGGCACAGGTCAAGCAGTATCTAGGCATCCCGACCGGAACTACGACGTATGATACGGACATCGCGCGGTACATTCCCATTGTCGAGGCAACGGCAAACCGTATTACTGCGGGTATGTACATTCTACAGGTGAACGGGACGACAACGGCAGCGAGTAAAGACGTTGCCGTGTCGTCTGTTTATTGCCAGTCGGGGATGTGCTTGTTCGGGGCAAGCAAGCCGGAATGCGGGTGCGGATATCCATATGGCGATCCAAACTATGCGTTCGGCTCTCCGCGTCCGTCCTTCAAGCCGCTAGGCGCTGTCTTGACTCCGGGGCAACTCATTACCGGGACGGGAATGGCAGAGGGCGCGTTTATCGAATCGGTTTCGCAGTTCGACGGCGAGAACAAGATCACGCTTTCCGTCGCTGCGACTGCATCGGGTGACGTGAGCCTTTATACAGGTTTCCCCGTTGGCTATCTCTCGACCATCGCCCATGGGGTGTGGTTCATGATCGGCCAGCAGAAAACCGCGATGGGGGATACGTCGTGGACGAGTCGGACGGTCGGCCCGGTTTCTGAAACCAGGTCGGCGAGCGAGATGAAGATCGACGGACTCTACGGGATGCCCGCATGGTTCGTTAAGGCCTTTCCGAGGGTGTACCAATGAGCGGGATCACCAAGCGCCTGTATACCGCCGAGGCGATGAAGGCTATCGGCGACACGCTCGAGGCGGGGATCATCAATCTAGCGGTCGGTATTACGGCGCAGGCGAAAGAGATATGCCCGGTAGCCGATTACATGGGCGGTAATCTTAAAGGCTCGATTCAATGGGAGTCAAGCGACGGGCAATCGGGAGGCCGTGAGAGTGCCGGAACGTTGACGACTAACCCGCCGAAGCGCGGCGCAATCGTTGGGACTCCGGTTGAGTACGGGGTGTACCAGGAGTTCGGGACTAGAAAAATGAACGCACAACCGTTCCTGCGTCCTGCTCGCGACATGATAGCTCGTGGCATGGAGTTACGCGAGGCGATGTACAAGGCGTTTTTTGACACCGTACCAAGGGAGCTGAAAAAGGTATGAGCATCCTTGACGTATGGGCCGACAAGTTCATCCCGGCAATCGTGCAGACGATTACGAGCGTAACGGACGCGAACGGCGAGGCGACCGAGACGAAGGTAGACGGCGCGACGATATGGGGCGTCAAGTACAATCGAAGCGAGGCCGCGCGATACTTCTCGCAAACCTGGGCGATGGACATAACGGACGTGTTTGTGACTGATAGCTCGAACGGACTGCATAAGGACGACGAGGTGAAAATAGACGGGGTTTTGTGGGCCTGTGATGAGCCGGTGAACGTGCTTGAAATGGGCGAAGTATACACGACGGGTTTGAGGCGCAAGGCATGATCGGGACTGCGGAGATCTACAAAGTACTAGTCGCCAACGCAGGCATACAGGCGCTTGTCTCAAAGACGGGCACGGCCCCTAACTACGTCTATAAGATTCAGTCGGCGGTACGCGAGCCTGATTCGTGGCATATCTCTGATACGACGTGCATCGTCTATCAGTCAGGCCCGGACAACAACGCCGAGATTTACAACGTCAATCACACGGTAAACTGCCGTGCGCCTACCGAGTCGGGGGCCAAGACCCTTGCTCGCGCGGTCGTCGCGGCTCTGCACCGCGTAACGTTCGAGGGAGTTATGTTCTATTGCACGATTGAGCAGGTGATACCGCCTGCTGACAATACGGATAACTTCAATGCACCTGTGACTGTTCAAGTCGTGGGGACTAAGTAAGGAGGGCTATATGCCTATACAGACTACGAAACGATCAAACGTACACTTCGCCGATGGTTGTATCGTCGAATTGAAGGCGAGCGGAGACGCGGACTTTTTCGACCTCGGCGCGATCCAGGGAGACTCGACCGGCACCGTTCAGTGGGACGAGGAAAAGATCGAGTTCGCCAACGCGAAGCCGTTCATCAGCCGGAAGAATATCCGCATTGAGGGCGGATTTACCCTCGCGAATCTCGACTTCGACGGGCTGAACAAGCTATCGAACGGCATGATTACCCGCGTCGCGACTCCTGGAACCCAGGTGTTATCCGCTGCGTTCGATACCCAGGTTATCGACGGCTTTACCGCGAACGTACCCGTCGAGCTGTCTGCGGTCGTGACGGCTACCGGGCTTCCGATCAAGTTCTCGGCGGCACCCGTCATTACGTCCATCGTTGACGATGAGACGGTGCCGAATACGCTCATAGCGAATGATGACTATTTCGTTATTCCCGATGCGAATGCCGCGAGCGGATACTCGATCATGTTCTCGGATGCCGGAACGGGGAGCATTGACCCCGGAGCGGTACTCACGATCACGTTCGGCAATAACACGCCGATTGCGAGCGAAACGCTTTATGCTGGCACCTCGAGCATGACCGCGACTCCCTACGCCATGCGTATTCGCCATGTGAACAGCGCCGGGGCGACGGACTATCTCCTCGACCTCTATACCGCCTACACCTCGCCCGGTTCGTACAACTTCGGACTCAAGGGAACGGATACCGGCGGAGTGGACACGATGGACATCAGCTTCTCGGTTGAGCTTGACGATACCAAGACTGACGGACGCCAGCTCTTCGCTGTTACTCGCAACGTTTAGTATCTCGGGGGTGGGGCTTTCCTCCGGCCTCACCCCCTTTTTGGGGGAAACATGGAGTACAAGGTTTCTATCTACGAAAACGGAAAGCCTCGAGTTCGGACGCTTTATATCGAGCGCGTACCGTACAAGGTTATTCTTTTAGCCCAGCGCATCGAGCGCATGATAAACGAGACACGAGAGAACGTAAGCGCGATACAGGCGCTTGACGCTGAAAATAAATCACTCCGCGCGGATCGTCCCGCAGGGTGGAAAGACAAGACCGCCGAGAATACGCGCGAGATCAAGGAGCTTACCGACAAGATTCGCGACGTCGAGGATGCGGGTTTCTTCTCTGATAGGTTCGAGGCGATAAAACTCATACTGTCGGTCAATGGGATTAAGGAAGACGACGAGCTGATGAACCCCAAAACCTGGATGGAGAAAATGGACTACTCCGATCCGATGGCGTTCATAACGTTCGCCGTCCAAAAGGATGTGGATAAAAAAAAACTAGTGGGCCAGATTCTGCGTTCCACTTTGGACGATTAGTAGCGGCTTTATCGAAGTATTGGCGCGCGGTTACGACTGACGACGTTGAAATGATGACGATTCCCGAGATACACGACGCGATCGGGGTCGCCGGATTCCCCAAGGAAGTCGTCTCGTGGATTTGGGAAAAGAAGCGCGCGCCGTTTGAGATTTACGATTGAGGTATAGATGGCCTATAGCCTTGGCGATTTAGTAGTACGAATCATCGGAGACGATACCGACTTTCAGGCGAAAACGAAAGGCGTCGAAAAGACGGCTGATCGGGCTAGTACGTCTGTCGGTAAATCTTTCGACGGCATGAAGCTCAAGTCTATCGCCATGGGCATCGCGGCCTCTGCGGCGGTAGTCAAGACGATAGGCTTCCTAAAAGACTCGGCTAAGGCGGCCATTGACGCGCAGGAAACCTTCTCGAAGTTCGATGTCGTTTTCTCTGGGATGGAAAGCGCGGCAGAATCTGCGGCGAAGCAGTTTCAGGACTCGTTTGATCTCGCGGGCGTTACGGCTAAGAAGATGCTCTCCGATACTGGTAATCTTCTTACCGGCTTCGGGGCAACTAAGGAGCAGGCGCTAGAACTCTCGGTTTCCGTCAATACGCTTGCCTCTGACCTCGCCTCGTTCACGAACTATTCGGGCGGTGCCGAGGGCGCGAGCCAGGCGCTTACCAAGGCCATGCTTGGCGAGCGGGAAAGCATAAAGCAGCTCGGCATCGTTATCCGAGAAGAGGACATAAACCAGAAACTGCTTGCACGGGGGCAGCAGGACTTAACCGGGAATGCGCTCAATCTTGCCAAGGCCCAGGCGACTCTTGAAATCGCTATGGAGCAGGGCAAGAACGCCATCGGAGACTATCAGAGAACACATGACAGCGCGGCGAATACACTCAAGAGAGCAAAAGAAGCCACGACGGAGCTACAGGTAGCCATCGGTACGGCGCTCTCCCCATCGGTATCTCTGCTCGGTAGTCTCTGGGCAACGGTGGCAGAAAAACTTGCTGCCGTAATAGCCGAAAGGAATCGGCTAAAAGATGCCGAAGATGCAGAAGGGACGGCAGCAGATACTACAGAGTTAAAAATAGCTAGGCTTCAACAAGAGCGAAAGGAGCTTGAGGCAAACGTAGCCGTTTACAAGCAATATGATACCGAAGGAAGAATCATAAGGTCGCAGGCTCTTGACGACGCCGAGAAAGAATTGAAGGCGAACGAAGTAGCGATCAAAGGGTTGCAACTTAGGCTACAGTATGAAACACAAGCAGAAAACCAGCGAGCCTCTGCGCAACAATCTATAGCTAGATGGTCGGAAGACAATAAGAAGCGTGATAAATCAGAGGCTGATCGTCTCGCGGAGATAGCAAAACAAAAACAAGAGATTAATAGTGAGTTTTTGGCCGCGACACAAAAATTAAACTGGGAAGTTGATAACGGCCTAATCTCTGAACAGCAGGAGCGCGAGGGGATTGTATCGGCTCTCGAAAAGCAGATAAACGCACTCTATGATCTCTCGGTCGCTACCGGGAACTACTCGCTGCTCAATAGCAAGGCCATGCAGGACGCACAAGACCATCTTGCACGGCTGAAAGACGTGTCCGGTAGCATAACCGAGGCCGAAAAAATCTCGATTGACGAGATCACGTCTATTGTCGTTGACGGCATCGGGAACCTCGCCGGCGCATTCAGCGGTCTTTACTCCGCGCTCGCCGATAAGCAGATTGAGGAACTCGACCGCGCAATGGAGGCCCAGCTTGAGGCCGAAGGGCTGGCAGAGGAATCGAAGTATGAGAGTCTCCAGCGTCAGTATGAGGAAGCCGTCGCTGCGGGAGATGCAGAGAACGCCGAGAAGCTCAAGGCAGAGGCGCGGAAGGCGCAGATTGAGGAAGAATACGAGAAGAAGCGCCTAAAGGTTAAATACAAAGCCGAGAAAGCCGCGTGGCAAATGTCGCTCATTCAGGCCATCGTAGAAGGCGCGCGCGCCATCCAGGTAGCCGTGTCGTCCGCGCCTTGGCCGTACAACATCCCGGCCATCGCGTTCGCGGCTGGTACGTCGGCGGTTCAACTCGCTACTATCCAGGCAAACGCTCCTACTCCCCCGGCCCTCGCTTCGGGCGGTATCGCCGAGCCGACAAATGGCGGCGCGGTTGTCCAGGTAGCCGAGAACAACGCCGGTGAAGTTATGTTTAACACTGGCGAAACGGGCCAGGCGTTTATCGAGCAGATGGGCGGAGCAATCGCGCGGAATCTCAATATCGTGTCGGTCCTGCAGGTAGGCGAGGAAGAATTGGCGCGCGTGGTTGCGCGTCCGATCAACGATGGGAGGGTAAGGCTTAATCCATGAAAGTACTATTCGCTAACGAGATAAAAAGCGCGACCCTCACGGCTGATACTCCGAACCCGTCGTTCCCGGCTTCTAACCTGGCAAACGACTTCGCGCGTCTCAAGTTCAAGAGCCTAGGGTTTAGCGATACCGTCACGGCCGTATTCCCCGCGAATGTATCGGCGTCATGCTTCTTTTACACCTATACAAACGCAACCGCAATGACGCTTCGCCTGTATTCAAATGCCTCTGTACTACTCGATACGATCACGGTAGACTGTACCTATGAATCCGGGGCCGAGTACTTCACGCAGCTCGACAATGTGCGGACAATCGAGATTGACCTATCAAGCCCAGTCGACGAGGACGTGTATTTGGGCGGGATAGCGCTTGGCGTAGAGTCAACGTTTCCCTACCCGCTGGCAGACTTTAGCAAGACCCTCGTTGATACGTCCTCGAAGGAGACGAGCGCCCACGGGCAAGTCTCACATAACTATATCGAGCCGCTTACCGCATACAGTCTCAAGTTCTCAAACGTAAACCGCGACACAACGTACGATTTACTGTATACTTCGTTCCGGTCGGTCGGGAGCGGACACATCTGGGCTGACCTAACCGAACTAAACCACGCGGTGTACCAGCCGCTTTACTGTACGAGCGAGATGATCGAATCGCCGACCAGGAAGGACACGCGCGTTAGCTTTTCGCTTAAACTTACGGAGGCGAGATAATGATAAACAGAGTACTAAACCCCGCAGACGTTCCCGAGACAGCCAGCGATTGGGAGCGCATGAATGGCGTATTGACTGCGCTTGCTCTTGCGCGTCCGTCTGCTATTGCTATATCGGGAAGCAATATAGCAAAGGGATCGGTTATTCGGTACGGCGGGTCGTGGTATCTAGCCGATGAGGATACCGCGATCACTGGTTCATCCTCGCCCTATGTGCAGTTCACCGTATCGCTTGACGGCGACACACTCTCTGCGGCGTATGTCGCTGATCTAACCGGGGTATCGTTTAACCGGACGTACAATACATGGAGCGACGTACAGGGAAGGGTGTACTATTTCGACGAGGCATACGCCTATGCGTGGGGTCAGATTCCCGCGATGAACACGATTGAAGCGTGGCGTCCGGCAAACACGAATCTTGCTAAGTTGCTCACGGCTGGAATAGGAAACGGGAAGTGGCGAAGTCTTTCCGAGACAGCCTATATGTCGGAATATTTTGCAAGCGGAGCTCCGTCTATCAAGAGTGTTACCGGGACAGAAGACAAACCAGAGCTTAATCAACTTAGTGACCAGGCGACAACCGTAGGGCGCCATACTCCGAGTTCCGGTGAAACAGAGATATTCGTTATCACAATGTCTTGCCCGTACCCGGTTGTAATACATGGGTTTGATGTATTGTATGAGAATGATATCGATAGCTCGTCGTGCTGGATCAATGTTTATCGTGTTGGCGGCGGGCTTGTCGGTACTGCTACAGACGCGGCTACTGCTACCATAGTATGTGATGGCAACGATGAGGTTATAGGCATAGTTCCTGTACAG